TGAGCATGAAGCGGCTGGCGTTGAATCCGCACAACACCTGATCCGCCTGCGCCAACCATTCGAGCGGTAACTCGCTGCGACGGATTTTCCAGACCAAGTCGCTATGCTGACCAAACGGAATCATCCTGCCTTCGCGCGCCAGGGTCGCAAGCCGGATGATGGCACTGTCTCCGGCTTGGCGATGGATCTCCGTCAACAGAATGTCAGGGGTTGCCTGCGTGAAGGCGCCTTCGCCTTTGATCGGCGGAAGCTGGCCAGGATCGCCAAGTACCAGGATCGGCCGCTTGAAGCTCATGAGGTCGGCCGCCATCTCTTCGCCGACCATACTCACCTCATCGAGAACGATCAGGTCGGCGTCGAGCGCTGGCGATTGCAGATTGAGAATGAAGCTCGGCCGGTGCATGTTCTTGATCTGGTTCTCGCGATCCCTGATCTGCGCCCGCCATAGGATGCTTTCGCTCGGATCCTCCGGCGAGCCTTTGGCAAGAAGCTTCGCGAGCGTTTCGCGCGCTTTCTCGATCGCCTCGCGCGTAGGCTCGACGACGCGGTAGCACATGGAATGAATTGTGCTGGCCGGGGTGCCCTTACGGGTCATGACGAGAGCGGCCTTTCCCGTATAGGCCGCGTACATGACCTTTGGCGGACCGTCGTGCGGCTTCTCTTCCGGGTCATCGAAGTCCGTGATTTCATAGCGGTCGCGCTTCTCAATGTGCGGCATCGCCTCGGCGCCGAGTTCTTGCATGGCGTACTTCAGCGTTGTCGTTTTCCCGCAACCGGCAAAGCCGAAAATTCGGAACACCTGTTGGCTCAGAGGTTTTTTGTCGCGCATCTCGGCGCGACATTTTGAGAACCACGCCGAGAGTTTTTTAACCGCGGCGGCCTGGGTATCGGAGAGAGTGAGGTCGGTCACGTCAACCCCCAACACGTCTTTCGCCAATCACAAAATCGGCACAGAAAATGATCCGGCGCATTGAACGCCCGATCGAGCAAATGGCCGCTTTCGACGGCGCGGATCACCTCAAGGCCGCGATCAGACAGCCGTTGCGCACGAGCAGGATCGAACTCAATAAGCTCGTGATACATCTCGGACGTGTCTTTGTTCGTGACCGTGAACAGGTAACGCGGCAGGTCCAGGTAGGCCATGTAGATAAGTACCTGGCCAAAGTAGACTTCGCTCGCCACCTTGACGCCGTGCTTGCGGAACTTGTTCCAGTTCTTTGCTTTGATGCCCTTGTGCTCCCAGCCGCACGGCGTCGGAATCTCTTTTGAGAGAACAGCCGGAACGCTCACGATCACGCCATCCGTGTGCCCGCGCATCTTGCCGTCGAGGACCGAGAAGCCGATCTGTTTTGAGGTGTCGCGTTGATCTCGCGTGACGATCTCAAAGCCGGCGTCGGAAAACCATCTCAGCGCGAGAGCATCCCAAACCGGCTTGTCCGGCGCGTCGAATTGCTCGGCGGCATAGTCCTCAAGCGCGTGGCCGGCGTCGAAGATCCTGAGCTGGTTGCCGGTCAATTCGCGGCCTTCGTCGACCGGCGTCCCGGCATACTCGTAGCAAAGCTTCCTTGCGCACGGCTCGCCGAGTCGCGAGGCACCGAGGTAGGTACGTTTTGGCTCCTTTGCGCGGCGCTCGATCAGCCCCTTGTTGATCGCATCGTTGATGCGATCGGAGAGGTCTGGCGGACGGATGAGGAGGCCGGAGCCGTGGCCAAAATCAAGAGCCATTGGCTTTTCTTTTCGTTCCGGCCAAAACGCTATCTTGATACGAAAGGATTAACCCGACCAAGCACGAAAGCCGATCCTGTGTCGGCGATTTCAAAAAATCTTTGAAATCTTCCTTAAGCATCGAACGCACTTCGGCGTGGGTTGCATCAGCGACATCGCGCAAATATGGCTTCACATCTGAAAGGCGGCGTCCATCAAAACGGTATCCCGTCGTTCAAACTCTGCCTTTGCATCGACACACGAAACCCCCCGACCACCGCCAGGATAATCGCGTCGACCACCTCGGGCGACAGGTCCGCAAACGCGGCCATCAAGCCATGCTGCTCTAAAGCCGCCGCCAGCGCAAAGCGCGTGTCTTTCACGGCCTGAAGCTCGAAGTCGGTCAGAGAGGCAACCATTACGCCGCCCCCCTGCCATGCGGCAAGAGACCCGGCGTCGAGGCAGGCCATCGAGCAAAAGCCGTAGCGCTTGTGATGCGGTCGCTGCTCATGCTGGTAGTAGAACCCCCTTACCTCGCCAATCCGGCACCAGGCGCAGACTTCTAGCCCATGAGGTACGCCTCGATAGGCCGTTGGTGCTGTTCGGCCGCCGCCTCTTCCGACGCCATGACCAGGAACTTGCTGAGGGCTGCCGTCGCCGCTCCCTCCATCTCCTCGATACGGAGGTCGGAAACGCGCTTTTGGAGCACGCCAGCTGCGATCAGCCATTCGCCCATCGCCAGCGCCGCAGCCCGTGTCAGGCGGGCATGGCGCTCCTGTTCTAGCGTGAGAGCCACGCCGGCCCCTTAGGGGCAGACGTCGACGACGCAGCGGCAGGCGCGGTAGTCGTGGCGGCAGAGGACGCAGGAGCCGGAGAACCGGCCGACGGGGTAGGGCTTGCCCATGCCGGCCCCTTCGGCTGAAGCGGCAGCGCACCCTGAGGCGCCGCGGCGCCATTCCCGCGCGACGGCGCCCGCCCGCTCGGCTTCGGCGCCACGTCCTTGCCGGCGACGAGATCGGCATACTCGGCATCGCCGGGGACAACGATGCGATCGATCACGTTCTTGTCGGCGTAGGAGCCGCCGCCCGGCCGCTCGCCGCCCTCCTCGATTCGCAGCTTGGCGTAGAACGGAATGCCGTCGAGCTGCTTGAAGCCCTGGATCACGCGCGCCTGCTTGGCCGCCGGGCTCATGTCCTTGGGATCGATGTTCTGCGCCGATTCGAGCATGGCGCGGATGCGGCTTTTGGTCATGTTCCAGCCCTTCGAGACGCCCTTCTCGTCAACCGAACCGCCGGCCACGACGAAGTTCTCGAAGATCTTGCGGTGCTGGTACTGGCCTTGCGCGACCGTGAACTCGAACGACAGCATGATCGCGTCGGACTTGGTCGAGCCGGTGAAAAGGCCGTTGTCCATCGGGTCCATGCCGGGCTGCGACAGACCGCCGGGCCTTATATGCCCAATGATCTTGACGAATGTTCCATCAGGAATAGTGGAAAAGTCTCTTTGCTCTGACGCATCGTTTACGTCGATCATAGGGCTTGGCTCCTGTTTATATGTTTCCATGATTTGCCGCGCCAAATGGCGCCAACAGTCGACCTCGCGACGCGATCATTCTTCCGTTAAGCTTTATCGTCCCGTAATCACGGTTGTCACCGCCGCATTTGGCGCCGGTCCAGATCCAACAGTCGTCAGATTCGGTCACGATAACCTTAAGCCAAAACCTTGACTGAAACTCTGGCGATAAAAACATTTTTACCGCGCAACGCTAAACTTCAACGCCGCCTCGGCCTCGGCTTTGGCCGGCGCGTTAATCTTTTCGAGAAGCTTACCAAGATGGGGCTCCTCGATCATTTCGAGATTGCCGAGCGTACGCTCCTTGGCTGGCAAACCCCAGGGATTCGTGCGCTGGCAGACAAAGACGCGATGAGCGCCCTTACCGTTGGGGTTGTGCTGCCAGCCAAGATTTTCGCTCCAGTCGAAAAAGCCCATCGTCACGACTTGGTCAACGACGAACGGCAACTCGCGCCGAATCTTCTGGCCTTCAAGCTGTGGCTCCCAGGTCTGGCGCTTGAACTCGTCGGTGACAAGCTCCAGCTTGCCAACCCAGATGATATTCTTGCCTTCGCAGTGCTGCATGTGACGCACCAGCGTCATCACGTCGTTGGCGATATCGCCATACATGCCGCGGTTGTCGATCATCACGTCGCCGTTGCGCTCGAAAAGCTGCGTGCCGTTCTTCTTGTCGAACATGATGTTTTTCTCACGGGCGCGCATCTTGGCGGCGATCGTCAGGTCGGAGATGCTGTCGAACCAGATCGTCTTGTACTTGTCGAGGTTGATCGGAGCCTCGGTGCCATTCGGCCAACCGTACAGCCCGACGCACATGTTGTAGTGCGCCTGCGAGTAGAAGTCGTTCGGGTCCGTCACCGCCGGATCTGGGCCACCGATGTAGCAAGCCAGATTGACTGCATCCATCCAGGCGCGAATGTGGATGCTGTCACCCTTCCAAGTGCTTACCGACTTGAACCCTCCCTCGAAGTCGAGCGCCAGCGTCGTCTCGGCCGGAAGGGTATACAAGAGCGAGGTCTTGCCGACCGCGTACTCACCGACGAGAAAGATTGTCGTGCGCGTTCCTGCGACACGCAATCTCTCGTCGGCGGTGACGATGCGAATAGCCATCGCTCTTGTTCCCATGCGTTTGGTGCTACGCCCACTTCGCCCAGGGAACGCCGGCCGCAGCGGTCGGCGGCGTCGGCGGAGCCGCGACCGCTTCGACGGGCGGCTGTGCCGGTTGCGCGGGTTCTTGCGGAGCGCCGAGCGTCGACCCCAGCGCCGGAGTCCGCGCTTTCCGCGGCTTGCGCTGCTTCACGACGTCGGCCGCAGGGCCGTCGCCGATGCTAACCGTGTACTCGTGCTCGGCCTTCAGCTTGGCAAGCGCCGCCTTGAACGCCTCGCCGGCCGTGAGGATGGCGACTTGAGCCTGCGCGGACTGGAGCGGATCGTCGGGCAAAATGAACGTTGCGCTGATCGTGAGCTTGGGCATGGGTGTTATTTCTCCTTCGCTTTTTCAATCTCAATCACCGCCTCGCTCGGCTTGACCGTGCGGGCGTCGGCGAATGCGCCCTGGATTTCTGCCGGCCACGTCTTGTAGGCGGCCTCAGCGACGGAGTACGACACCGAGACAGTCTTCTGGATGTAGACCTCGGCGTTGTCGCCGGCTTGCTGAATGCGCTCGTAGAGGTCGGCGAGTTCCTTCTGGCTCCAGATGACGACCTTCTTTTTGACTGTCTTGATCTCGTAGCCGTCGCCGACGCCGAACCGCACTGTGCCGGTGTCTTCCTGGCGATGCTTGTAGTGCTCCTCGATGTTCACACCGAAACGGTCCTTGAGGAGCATATTGAAGAACGCCTGATCCTGAGCGAGCGCTGTCTTCCGCTCGCGCAGATCGTCTTGCAACAAGAAGATTTCTTCCGGACTGAGCCGGTCGAGTTCCTTGAGATCGCCACCGTTGCGGAGTTCGGCAAAGGTCGGGACGTTGCGGTTGGCGGTCATGCTCGGTCCTCTTCGCGAAATTCCCATTCTCGCTCAACTTTTTCGCCCACGTCAGGCGGATTGAGCGTTTCCCAAATGTACTGAATGTCTTTGCTGGTGCGGGCGATTGCCACCTCGTACATATCCCGGACCCAATTGTGATCGAACGTCACGTTGGTCATTCCGCGGGCTTTTTCCGGCGTTCCCTGGCCGACAATGACCTTGCAATCGGTGCGATTGCGCCGTTTCAATTCATCACGCAAATGACGTGCCTGCGCGTCGTTCAACGCAACGATGGTTGTATTAGGCTTTAGCGAATCGAGCATTCGACTTGTCCGACCGCTGCGACGAGAATGCATCTCGAATGTCTGAAGCGCGGTCTTCATTGCGGCACCGAAGCCGTAATCGTCTTGGCTCATCGCGTTTGCACTCCGAAAGCTTGGGCCTCAATATAGTCAATGATCGGCAGCGGCTCGCCGAGCGGAATCGCCTCTTGGCACGACGCGCGCAGCGAAATGTTCTCTTGAACTCAGGGTCGGTGGGGCGCATCAGGCGGAAAGCCCCTTCTCCAGCGTACGCTCGATTTTGACTGAAATCGTCTGGCCGTCGCGTTCGGCCTCGGAACGGATGCGCTCCATGAGATCGCGCCGAATCATAATGTGAACATCTTCCAGCCCATTCCTTGCGCGACCTGATTTTGGGGGCTTTTTCATTTGTTCACGATGATCCACGTTTTTCCAGTTGACGCCACGATATAGCCCGTGCGAGAGTCGTGTCAACAGGAAAATTTTAATGCCGCAAAAACCCGCTGAACAATTGATCTTCTGGCTTCTGGTCGCGCTTGCGGCATTTGCTGGCGAATACGCTCCGTTGTTTTTCCATTAAGATGAGGTGGCTGTCCATGTTCTACTCTCCGATCGAGAGCGTGATTTCGCTGAGAGAGCCCATGCCAGAGCCAAAGCCGGATCGCCAGCGGCGGCCAGTGTCGCAACCAGGACCGCTCGGCGAGAATCAGATCGCGTGGCTTCGTGCACGCGTTCCAGCATTCTCCGACGCATGGAAAGACGTGCAAAAAGCCGATGCGCACAAGGCCCGAATTTACGACAAGTTGAACGTCGAGCCTGGCAGCGTCGGCATCCCAAGCCAGAAGGATCAAACTTCTTGACCGACTATCTCATCGGCGTCGACACAGCGATGCCCGGTCCCGATAAATCCGTCGTCACCGTCTTTCGGCGGCTCCCCAACGACAAGCTCGAAGTCGTCGAGGTCAAGACGATCAGGACCCTGCCGATTGTGACGCTGTCGAAAGCCGAATACGTGGAGATCCACCGCAAATGATCCCCGAAACCGTCGATATGACGCCCGTGATCTCGGGCAACGTGCGTGCGATCGGCTATTCCGATCTCGACTCGCAGCTCTACGTCTCGTTCTCGACCGGCTTCGATTACGTCTATTTCGACGTGCCGCGGTCTGTGTTCGACGATTTTCTCGCCGCGCCATCGAAGGGCTCGTTTTTGCGAGACGTCATCAAGGGCGGCGGATATCGGTACGAGAAGGTGTAACTTCAGGGCCGGGCGGGAAGGGCAACGGGGAAAGTAGATGGGCGATACAGAATGGACATTGGCGAGTGCGGTTGAGTTGTGCGTCGCGCTGGAAGCGATAGCGCCAAATTTCGGCGCGCACGTCGCGTTGACGGGCGGAACGCTCTACAAGATCGGGCCGCGCAAAGACGTAGACATTCTGATCTACCGCATTCGGCACGTCGAAAATATCGACGTGGACGGCTTCATGCTGGCCGCCAGCGAGATCGGCATTGAACCCGGGCGTGACTTCGGCTGGTGCTATAGGGCCACGTATCGCGGCAAGCCAATCGACTTCTTTTTCCCCGAGCGTGATGGCGGCCAACAATATCCGCCGCATGTTACAGCATCATCACTGATCGACGACGACACGTTCTGACCCCCTGACGGGGAAAGGGATAGAGGGACCGATGAGCGACGGCACAGACGAAATTAGGTTTTACCGGGCAAGCGAACGGCCATTCGGCGTTTTCTCAAACCTATTTCGCCGGGAGATGGAGTTTTGCGCCCGCAAGTTCCCGACGGCTGAACACGCTTATCAGTTCGGCAAACCCCGCAAGGCAGAGGTTCGGGAATGGCTGATGGAAGCTCCTTCGCCCTCACTACTCGCTATGGCGGCCCACGGCCTTTATTCGTGGGACATTGTGCCCGGCTGGTCGCGTAATCGCTTCGATCGGATGCTGGCCGTCGTCACCACAAAATTTCGGCAGCATGATGATCTAGCTCAATTGCTTCTCTCGACTGGATCGGCTCGCATAGTTGAGGCAGCCACTATTGATAACGAAGTCAACCGCCGCTGGGGCGAAGTGAATGGCAAGGGCCAAAACTGGCTCGGCCAAATACTCATGCGCGTTCGTCAGGAGCTTGGTGCGCGATGAGCCCCACCTCACGCCAAGGAAGGGAGCGGGTAGGATGAGCGACCCCCACCCCCTCAGGGCTGAGCACACCAAGAGAGAAGGAGTGAACGATGGCACAGGTAATTGTTGACAAGGAACGGCTCGCGCGAATCGCTGCGCTGAAGCACGGCTCCCATTC